TTTTAAGGCCTGAAGTTTTTGGGCACTATTTGGGATATAATGATTTGATTGATATACACGGCACGTGGATAAAAAACGCATATGTAAATAAAAATAAATTAGCAATGCAGGCCCACCGCAACAGCTATAAAACTACTTCTATTTTAATTATCGGCGCCATATGGTATTTATTATTTTTCAATCAAAACGCAACAATTTTATTTATTAGAAAAAAAGACACAGATGCACAGAGAATAATCGAAACAATTAGGCAACATTTGGAATCGAATGAAATTAAAGTTATATCCGATTTTCTATACAATACTCCTGAATTGAAAACAGAGACCTGGTCAAAAACATCATTAAAATTATCTATTAAGCAATCAAAAACACCCGAAGGAAATATAGACGCAAAAGGAACTACAACCGCAATTACAGGGGCCCACTATGATTTTATTTTTCCGGACGATATAATATCATTAAAAGATCGGGTTTCAAAGGCTGAAAGGGAATGGATAAAAAACTTTGTAAGAGAATTAAAAAACATCATAAAAAAGCCTGACGGCAAGATATTTTATTCTGGTACCCCCTGGCATAAAGATGATGCCTGGTCAATCTTACCGGAGCCGGATTTATATCCTGTTGGAACAATAGACATTCCAGGATTTAGAAAAAATGAAATTGAAAAGACTATATCAGAATTAAGGAGGGGTAATACTGAAAGTTTAATTGCTGCTAATTATTTTTTGAAACATATTACAGATGAAAAGAGATTATTTCCAGAGCCTGTTTTTGCAGACTGGCATGAAAAATCTAAAATGGTAATTGCATACCTTGATCCTGCATACAAGGGAGACAACACAACAGCTTTATCAATAGCAAGCAAAGATATAAATGATAATATCGTTATAGATGGATTTGTTTATAACAAGCCAGTTACTGATCTTTATAGTACAATAGTTAATATTTTAAATAATAGAAAATGCGGGACGCTCTATGTGGAGAGTAACGCAGACAAAGGATTGAGCGCTATTGAGTTAAGAAAAATATATCCTGCAGTAATAGATGTAAATGAAAAAGAGAACAAGCATATTAGAATACTGAATTATGTAAGATCAAACTGGCATAAAATAACATTTGACAAAAATATACAAATAGAGTACATAAATCAGATATTAGATTATCAAGAGGGCCAGGAGCCGGATGACGCGCCGGACAGTTTGGCGGGATTATGCAGGGAGTTACGAATAGGACAAAATAATTTACTTCAAAGGTACGGATAATGAAAAAGGAAAATAGAATAAAAAAATTTTTCAATAGATTTGATGGTTTTAAGGATGTGTCAAATGAGAGGGGCAGTAGTAAAGATATTACAACAAGATTGTACGGTTATTTTAAAACAAGATATGCACAGTCATCCGATGACTTATATTATAGCAACGGATTTTTGCAAAATATAGTTAATCAGCCTGCAGAAGATGCAACCCGCGAATGGTTTACAATTAAAACGAATTTAGACACCGAAGAACAAAACATTTCACGGCTTATACAATTAAGACTCGATGAATTAGACTTAAAAAGAAAATTAAAAAATTTAATAATCAATTCAAGAAAATACCAAATGGGAGGTATGTTTTATTATGGTATTTTGGGGAGTACTCCTCAATCGGATTTATCAAAAACCCTTCCCAGCGCAATTGAAAAACTTGATTATATAAATGTTGTCGATAATCCAGATACAATATCAGTACTAATTAACAACAGGACAGACGCAACATTAAAGGATTATATGAGGCCTGAATTTACGATAAACGGCAAGTATGTCCATAGCAGCAGAATATCATGGTTGGTCAATGATTTTAATACTGATTACATGCGGGGATTTACTCCGCTTGATGTTTGTTATGATGCTATAATTGCCCAGGATTCCAGTTTATGGTCAGTATCAAAATTGATGTCTGACATGGTAACTAAGATTTTTAAAAGCGATATGTTTGTCTCATTATCTCCAAATGATAAAATCGAATTCTTGGAAAAGATGAAACATTATATGGAAACTAATGGGGCAGTTGCATTGACTCAAAATGAAGACTTTCAAAAGATGACTTACTCATTTACTGGCATCCGTGAAATTTTTGATTTTATTTTTGAAAACTTATCAGGCATGTCAAGGATACCAAAAAACATATTACTCGGTAAAGCACACGGAGTGGTTACTGCTGGAGAATATGACTCACTTAATTATTATTCACAGATTGCTAAATTACAGGAAAATGAATTAACTCCGATAATAAATAAAATAATTGATATGATAATATCAGAGAAAAAGGGACCTGTTTCAATAGCACTTGGAAATAAAATAAATCAGATAGATTATGAAATAGAGTGGAATAGTTTATGGGAACTTGACCCTTTGAGTGATGCAGATAGGAATTTAAAACTTTCACAACGGGACCAAATAGATGTAACTATCGGCAAGGCCTCACCGCAGGAAGTAAGAGAGCTTGACAAGAGATATAACGAGTTACAAACAGACGGCGATGTAGTAGAGATTGCAAATGTGTTAAATATGGATGAGCCTGCAAATGAAGAATAAGTTTCCGAAGCATTTAGAAAAAGATATGGAGAAGCTTTATTCAAGGGCCATAGTAACAATAGGGAAAAAGTTTTTACCTCAGATCAAAAAAGCATTCAATGAATCCATAAACATAACAGATTTTACAATTAAATTAAATAAAATAATAGATGAAGACTTTGTTAAGTATATCGGGGCTGCCACATTACCCGGAATTGATAAAGAAATTGAATTAGTCAGTGCCTGGGCATTTTCACAGACTAAAAAAGCAGTTGTAAATCTGCAGGGCTTGACTGCTGAACAAATCAGAGAAGGGATTTTAGTTAATAAAAAAAATCCAGTTTATCTTACATTTGTGAAAAAGACTATTGAGAAAAATAAGGATTTAGTAAAAGCACTTGGTAAAGAATATATTGACGGAGTATCACAAAACGCAATTAAAACATTTATTGACGGCGGGTCTCGTAAAGACTTAACTAATAAGATGTTAGAATATACCGACGAAAATTTAAATAAGGCAAAATTTTGGGCACGGGACCAGGTTGGGGATGCATTCGCAGAGTTTACGGCACAACAACAATCGTTATCAGGGATTAAAAATTATATATGGCGTACAATGGGAGACAATGCGGTAAGAGATGATCATGCGGAATTAGAGGGCAGAGTGTTCAGCTGGTCAGACGGTGCGATGTCTACAGGTTTATTAAGCAAGCCAGGGGCAAGCCATCCGGCTGAAGATTATTCTTGTCGCTGTTATGCAGAGCCAACAAACGAGGACGTGACTGGATGAATTCAGATTTATTCTATGATTATTACAGGGGATTATCGCAAAGAGAATTAGAGAGAAAATATGACATGCCTATACGTACGATAATATGGCAGTGTAAAAATACAATGAGTTATTTATTTAACACATCAGGCACTATTATAAATAATAATATTAGTTTGATTAAAAAAGAGGTGAAAAAATTATGAGGGTAAAGGCGGCGGTCCAATATCCGCATGGGGCCTGTAGTTATTATAGGAGCCTGGGAGTTTTAAAAAAATTACATAAACTAAATAATAATATCAGCGTCGAACATATAAAAGAGATTGAATGGCATATGATATCAGACGCAGATGTGTTATATTTAGAACGGCCGGCAAGCTATGAATTTCATACAGCTGGACAAATGGCAAAAGATTTTAATGTCCCTTTGTGGGTTGACTTCGATGACAATCTATTTGACTTACCGAAATATAATCCAGGGCATAAATATTTTAGTCAGGACACAACCAAAGAATGTATTATAAAATGCATAAAGCTTGCCGATGTTGTTACCGTAACAACTCCAGAACTGCAAAAAGTATATAGCAATTATCATAATAATGTTAAAGTGATTGAAAATGCTTTTAATGATTATAATTTTAAATTGCCAAATGAAGCAAGCAAGAATGAATCTTGTCTATGGCGTGGGAGTGAAACACATAGAAATGATTTATTAGGAGTGGCCCCGCAAATATTCGAGCTTGCCAATAAATATAAAAAATGGGGTTGGTGTTTTGTTGGCAATAATGTTTGGTTCATGACAGATAACATAAACAATCATTACCAGATTGATGAGTTACCGCAATTAAAATTTTGGAAATTTATCAGAAAAACAAATGCAGGAATACAGATAAATCCACTTGCGTTTAATCGCTTTAATGTTGGAAAATCTAATATTGCATGGATAGAGGGCACGTTTGCTGGTAGTTGTTGTATTGCACCTGAGTTGCCAGAATGGAAAAGGCCGGGGATAACCTTATATGATAGCCCAAATGATTTTAAAGATAAATTAGATAATTTAATTAAGGATAAAAAAATTAGAGAAATGAATTTTAAAACATCAAGAAAATAT